TAATTAAACTGCTATACATTACATGAATTGTATATTCATTTCTAGTTAACATAATGCTCATTATTTGCAGTTCTATAGTTGTATAAAGCCCGTTAAATCAGTGTTTTTAAAGACGTGAATTTTAATCATTATTCATGTTTTTATACATTATTGATTTTACGGGCTTTTTCTATGGTCGTTTTTCATTATTTCCCGTAATGATTGCATAAAGGAAGGGGGTAGATTATGGGCGAATCAGCTTTAAAGTACGACTTCGAATATAGAGAAGATCAGGACCCGATAAGCGGCGCCCCTATCCTGGTAGCAATACCGAAGGCCGTAAAGGACGCCTTTAACGGGGCGCCCTACGCAGTTATAAACGATCTAGGCGAACTATTCCGCCGCGATCGTCTTCGGGAAGCCTGGCGGTTATTACGTCGTAACGACCCTTTCGACTACCAGCTGGAAGTCGTAGACGCAATCATTTACAGCTGTATCAATGGGCTAGGCTGGCAGTTTACCGTTATGCAGACACGACAAAGCGGAAAAAACGAAGAAAGCGCCTTTCTGCAGCAGTATCTTTTACTTCGGGGCTGGTACTTTGGTATAACGACAAGCGGGGTAAAATTCGCACCCGTTCATAAACCGCAGGTACAGGCAAGTATGGACCGTTTAGAAGGGGCAGATACACCAGACAGCGGAGGTATGGCGGGAAGCGTAGTTACTAAGAACATTTTCAGAAAAAGCGACGGGTATAAGTACCATATCGGTACGCCACGCGATAGCAATAAATGGGCCTTTCTTTCGATCAACCCTAGCGCGAACGTCGCTTCACAAACAGCCTTTACCCTGCTGGAAGGGGACGAAGCCCAGGACATAGATACGAATAAGTGGGAACGGGACGCCCAGCCTATGGGAAGCTTTAACAATGCGACGACCGTATTCTGGGGCGTAGCCTGGACCAAAGAAAGCCATATCTATAAAGCCATGCTGCAGTCGTACGATATGGAAAAGCGCCTGGAAGCCGAACTAGGTTATCGACCGAAGTTAGTCTTTAAGATCGACGCCCACCGCGTTATCGCTTCGGGGAACATGAACTATAAAAAGGCTTTCGAAAATCAAGTAGCCCGTCTAGGGGTTAACCATATTGCTATTCAGACCCAGTACTTACTTAACTTCGTTGACAGTATCGGGCGTTTCTTCGACAGTGAGCAGGTTGCTAGAATGTACGCTACGACGGAAAAGACCCGAATCGGTCCTAGTCCGAACGACGTATATATCTGGTCGCTAGACGTAGCGGGGCAGGAAGAAGAAATAACCGAGATCGACGAAGCTACCATAGGGCAGCAGAAACGAGATAGTACCGCTTTAACGATCGGGAAGCTACTAAAGGACGGCAGCGTGATACCTGTAGCCTGGTATTATTGGACAGGCGAAAAGCATAGCAAGGTACGCGAGCAAATAAAAGCGATCTTAAAACACTGGGGCACGATCGGCGGTACAGGGGACGCTACAGGAATAGGCGAACCGATTGTACACTGGCTAAAAGAAGAATTTCCGAACCAGGAAATCGAAGCCTACAAATTTAAAGCTGCTGGGGACGAAAATAAAAGTAAGCTGGGCTATCTGGCTTACAGCTACGTACAGAACGACAAAATAAAGATACCGCAGCAGCCTACAGACGACCCGAAACAGTCGGAATTATGGCTAGAACTTAAATATCAGATCGAAAACCTGGTAAGGGTAGCGAAAAAGCAGCAAACGATAAACTACCACGTACCAGCCAGCGCGATACCGCGCTTCGAAGGACACGTACCGCATGACGACTTAGTTATAGGGCTATTCCTTCTTATGCGGGCAGCATGGAACATAAAGAACCCAGAAGGACGTAAGGCAGAAGCCTTCGACCGCGACGGAATCTAAGAAAGGGGACTAGCGTATGGCGGTAGTAAATAAGGTACCCGACCTATTAAGTAAATATACAGCGGGCCAGGTAAAAGCGGCAGCTGTTAGCTGGGTAGAAGAATATACGCCCTGGCTTAAGACGATCTTAGATCAGCATAAAAGCTTCATAACGGAATACGAAGTAAACAAATACCAGGCAGCATACGACGCAGAACTGGAAAGTATAGAAACCCGAGAGAAATCCAGGGGCGACAATATTAACCACAAGCTGCAGGTCGCATTAGCACAGCTGGTTATAGATACGGTCGTAGACTATATGACTGGGAAGCCGATCTTATGGACAGTTGAAGAAGAAAACCTACCAGAAGAAGATAAGGCTGCAGCGAAGGCTACGCTAGAAGAATACCGAAAAGATATTCTGCAGCTACTACAGTCGGAATACGCGCAGCGGGTACTAGCGGAGCAGTTACGCCAGGGGTCGATCGCCTACTACAGTGGAATTATCTGCTGGGCGGACGAAGAAGGGCAGATAGCCTTCGACGAATTCCCCGTACAGGAACTTATACCGATCTATGACGCTAGGGGACGGCTTCGTATGGTTATCCGAACCTATCAAGTAACGGACGAAATGAGCGATAACGCCCTATCACGTACGAAGCTAGAAGTATACGACGATAAGTACGTAACGTATATTCTGCAGGACGAAGCGGGGCAGGGCTTCCAGCTGGACCCAGATGAAGAAGCAACAGGGAACCCCGTCGTACACCACGCGGGAAGAATTCCTGTAAGTATCTTCACGAATGGGACCCCAGCGAAATACGAAGATCGTAAGAAGCGGGTCGGTACTTCCGACCTTAAGCCGGTATTTTCCCTGCTGGAAGAACTAGCTAGCGTTATGTCTGATAAAGGGAATACGGTCGATCGCCTTCTAGATCAGTTTTTATTATTTAAGAACGTAAGCACAAACGAAGAAGAAGTAGTAAAAATGAGAAAGGCGCGGGCGATTGTCTTAAAGTCGAAAGAATCAGACGCTAGCTTCTTAGCCCCTTCACAGGAAGACCAGGCAGTCGAAAACCATATGAACCGCCTGGAAGAACAAATACACAAAACAGCCATGATACCAAAGCTTAACGATATAAGCGGGGCGACGGCTACCGAAATCAAAGTGAAGTACGCCAGCCTAGATATAAAAGCAGGGAAGAAGGAAAATTACTTTAGTCCCGCGATTACGCAATTAGTAAAGGTCCTTACTGATCTACTAAACGCCCGACGTATTCTAGATCAGAACAAAGAAGCCGACGTACACGCTATTCTAAGCGGGAAGGAAACGACAAGTATACCGCTTTATAAGTCGGAATGGCTGCAGTTTACGATTAACCGTAATATGCCGCAGAACTTCCTAGAAATTGCGCAGATCGTAGGACTGTTAGCGGACAGAGTACCAGACAGTTACCTTTACGAGTTGTTATGGTTTATCGAAGACCCTATAGCAGCGCTGGACGAAATGAAAAAGCAGAAAGAAGAAGACGCTAAGCGAACAGCAACGTCTAGCGCTACAGCGTTAGGGTACGGGGGAGAATTCGGAACTACAGGAAACGAAGGGGGCGGGACTGGTGAATAACGACAAGCTTAAAGAAATCATTAAACAGCTGGAAAGCTGCGGCTACACTTGCGAAGCTGGACCCTTAGAAAACAACGTAGCTTTTATCGAACTAAAAAGCCTAACCGAAGAATAGGGGGCTAGTGTATGGCTACAAATAAGCAGCCCGAAAATAAGGAACTAGACGCGAAAGTATTAGCCCGAAGACAGAAAGACCTAGAAGGCTTCCTGGCGAAGTATCAGAACATTATCGACAACCGAGTAAAAGCCTATGCAGCAGAAATTACGCCTTTCTGGCGTAAGGCCCTGGCCCGAATTCGTGAAGAAATAAAACTGATCTACGCAGAAATACAAGACGCGAACGGCGTACCGATCATAAAAGAACCGATACAACCAGCAAAGTATCGGAACATGAAAAGACAGCTGGAAAGACTGGCCATGTTACAGCAGCAGATCATAAGCCTACTTTCGAATGAAAGCCAGGAAGAAAAGCTTACTAGATCACTAGCCTATCAATATACCGAATCGTACTATTTTCACGCCTTCGGGATGGAACAGGCCGCAAGAGTTGCTATTAATGTACCAGCGTTAACAGAATCTTACGTAATGGGGGTACTAGCTAACCCCTGGCTTCCAGATGGAAAGACATACGGGAATAGAATTAGATCGAACACCCAGTACCTAGCCGAAAAAATGGAAGTAGCCCTAGAAGAAGCGCTTAGTAAAGGCTGGTCGGTCAATCGTACAGCCAGGCACATACAAGAAACGGCTAACGAAGGATTCTATAACGCTGTAAGACTAGCACGAACCGAATTAAATAGAG